TACGCTTGTGCTTTGGATCGTGCGAGTTATATCGGTTACAGATGTCATTCCAGGTGCTTGATAAACTTCTGTAAATTGAAAGGCATCTCCTTGATTTGTTTGAGTCCAGTTTGGTCGTTGGTTTAGGTCTAATCCCTGCCATGTATGAGTAGTTCCGTTTATTGTTTCACTAACTGAGGTAGGTGGTGCAGATATAGAAGATCCGTCATGCTGTATTCCTGATCCTGTAACCGAGTACAAAAACCCACTATTATATTCTGTTGTTCGTAAAGTCTCTGTAATATTTGTGGTAGTCTCTGTTCTACTTGTGGAACTACCCTGTGTGAAATTAGGTATAACTGGTACAGCGTAACAAGGAGCAGATATAACAAAGCCAAGAAGAAGAAGCCTCCTCATTCGATAGTGAGATCAACGACAAACTGACCTGTCATCACGATACCCGTTCCCGTTCCTGGTGTCATCGTAATAGTGTGATTATCTATTGCTACGGCTGCTGTTCCTACACTTCCAGCAGAAGTTGAAGTTAAATCACTGAAGTTTGGCACAGTGCCTACTGTAACTGCACTACCTGGTGTGGCATCTCCTTCCACATAGGATTGTGCGAAACTGAACGCTTCACCACTGGTCGCTTGCGTAGCAGAGGGGAACGAAATACTCGGAACTCCCGAAGTTGTAGATCCAAAACCGCCTAATGTAGCTGCTGAGTTAGAGTCAACCGTGGTAACATTGTTACCTGAAATACTGTAGCTCGAACCAATTTTATCAGCCGTACTAGCTGCCGAAAGCGATTCAAACTTCACACTAGAGGATATGGAATGATTCATGTCCGCATAAGCTGGTGCGGATACAAGAAATAAAAATGGAAGTAGCTTTTTCATTTTTTTGTGGAGTCAACTTTGATTACGTCAGGTTTTGTTGTGACGATTTCTAACGGTTGTTTTATTATTATAGTTTGAGTACCACCAGAGGAGTTACCAATAGTACCATTTTCATCTTCTTTCTTTTTCTTTTTGGCTCCCTGTGCTGCATTAACACTTATTCCTAGTCCACCTAATATATTTCCTAAAAGTCCAGCAGCAAAAGTGCTATCCACTCTTGGTTGGTCTGGTATATCAATACCGAAGAGTTTGTTAGGTAATTTTATGTATCCGAGAGATAAGACTAATAAACACCAAGTCAAAATAAATGCTTGTGCGACAGTTGAAACTAAAAAAGTAATTTTTTCCTGATAATCAGGTTTATCATCATCCGTTTCTTTGATTTTTTTAAATGGATTTTTCTTTACTTCTTCTGCCATAAAAGCTGAGTATCTTGTTTAATACTAGCAATTTAGCTATGTTTGGGAAGTAACACATAATTATTTCATGTATAAGGTCTTAAAACCAATCCTACTTACGTTCTTAACTACAACTGCTGTAAAAAGATTAATAGTGGATTTATTAAAAACAATAGCTAAACAAACAACAAATAATTTAGATGATCGAGCAGTCGAAATTTTAGAAAAACAATTATTTCCAATTAAATGAAAATTACTAAATTCCTTAACATTGACATAGAACCAGCACCTCCAGAGATGGAACTACAGGTTGAAATGCAATGTAGAGAAATTATGCAGGCTAATGATTTAGATAATATAAAAAGATATTGTACTCATCTTGTTAGAAAAAAATTTGATCAGGATATTTTCATGGCATCTATACTTAATAGATTAATAGAGTTAGAAGCTAATGCTGTTGTAAAAGAATTAAGAAAAAGAAAACCTAGTAATCCTATAAAGAAGTTTTTTCGTATTCGATAATTTCTTCGTCAGTAAAATCCTTAATTAATAATTTATCTATTTTGTCAATTTCATAATTATATTTTAGGATCGCAGTTCTTATATGTTCTGTAACCCAACGACCTTCATCATAAACTACTTGAGCTTTTCCATTGTCTTTTATAAAAACATAATGATCCTGTCCTTTCATTTGTATTTCTATAAAGTTTTTTTCTAAATTTTTACGTCTTATTTCTTTAAGTTTGCGTAATTTAGCTATAGATTTTCTTACTGGTTTCATTTTTGATAGTCTGAAGGAGGAGGTGTAAGCCAGTAGCGTACACCATTTATGATCTTAAAATGAATATTTAAGTTGGGATCTTTAACTAAATATTCATCTTTAGGTTTAGAAAGGTAATTCTTCATTTACAGATTCGATCTTCTGTGGATTAATGTTGCCCCAAGGGCCGTATTTTCCATCCATGACTTTAGAGTAGATTTGAATACATTGAGTTTTAACTGTGTCTTTTTTACTGAAGTCGTAGACATCTGCATCTTTTGCTTTTGTGTTAACTAGGTTTTGTAAATGATCTACTAAATGAGTTAAAGAGTCAACAGGAATTGTGAGACTCAAGACCTGTTTCTCAGGATCAAATCTATCGTCATTGATTGTCCATTTGATAGGTAAAGGAAGTGCTGGATTGAAATCAGGCATGATTAAAAAATTCGTTTAATAAGGTTTTGAAAAATTGATTAGTAGAAATGTTGTTACTGGAACAATGATTCCTAACTTTAACAGCAAGTTCATTACTAGCTCTAACGCTTAAAACAATAGAGTTAAGATCTTTTTTACGTTGCTGTTTACGTTTTAGAAGTTCAGCTAATACTTCATCTCTAGCACGTTGTACAAGTTCGTTTTGATCCATGACTAGTCATCTAATTTTGAAATAGCATGACTTAAAAACTCACCATGTAAAGCAGTTGTAATATGTCTGGTAATCTTAGTATCTTTGATACCAAACTTATTTCTAAATGATTCAACAAGTTCCTTCATCTTATCAGGGTTTGATTCGTGAAGACTTTGAAGTTTTTCAAGAATTAGTGCTTTGGCTTCCTTAGATATTGGATCAGGAAGTTTATCCAAAACAGATGTAGGTTCTAATTTTTCATTAGGTTTGGTACGAGTATTACCTACACCAACTTTTGCTGGTGGTGTCTTTGTTAAAGAGTTACCATCATCATCATCTCCAGCCAAACCATAAACAGCAAGAAGACTATATCTTCGAGCATAAGTCTGTGCTGAACCAGCTTCTTGATGTGCATTCTTGACATTGTCAGGAATTTTAGGAACTGGATATTTACTAATTAATGGCTCATCACCAGATGTATGCATTAATTTCGTAACAACGATTGTAATTATTTCTCCTTCTGGAGTAATTACAAAGTCATTCATTTGTGTATGACATAACCCAAATTCTGTAGCTGGTTGAACAGCTAACAAGGCTTGAGCTAATGTGGTGTATTTGCTTTTAAAGAAAGGGTTAGTACCATCTCTACCAGCAGCATGATGCTTTTTTTGAAAAGCATTTAAAGCTTCAACTAAAGTGGAAGGTTGCTTAGTGGTCATTAGTAATTGTTTACTTGAAATTAATATTACAACAATATTATGTTTACTGCAAGGCTGATTGTAATAAAGTGTTGAATTGTTCTGGTGTTAACACAACTCGCCATTCTCCTCCTCTAAACCTAACCATGCTGGCAACGAAGTCCACACCTGCATTTTTTCTCTGTGTTTCTACCTCTCTGGGTTTTACTAAACAGGCTCGACTCTTATCTTTATAATCACAAACCTGAACAACACAATTTGGTATACCATATATATCTCCAACATCATCTGGTATTCCTGCTGCTAAATTTCTTTTGCATTTAAAACCAGTAACTTCTGTTAACAGTTCTGCTGCTTCTCTTTCTGCCTTATCTCCTTTTCTTTTGTTTGGATTCATAAGTTTCTGATGCCTGTTTGAAAACTTAATTGATAACTTGGAGCAAATAATTCTTGTTGTGATTTATTGGTATCTAATTTATTTTTAACATAATCAAAATATTCTTTATTTATCTCAATTCCAGTTGCGTTAATATTTAAATCTTTGCATACATCAATTACAACACCTGATCCCATAAATGGATCTAATACAGAACAAGGCTGAAACCATTCAATAAGATTTTTTATTAATTTATATGGCTTTGTCCACGCACCTAATTTACTGTTCATATTTCTGGGGTAGATTAATACGCTGTTTAATTGCTTTCTTTCTTTTGGTCTATAAGTTCTCTGTCCTAACTTATCACTGCCAATACAGCCATTACCTTTTTTTACAGCCTTAGTGTCCTGATAATCTCCAACACTTGCAGATTTTGGCTGACCATATATATAAATATAATCGTGTGTGATTCTAGGAAGATCATTACTGACCCATCTGCCATCCGCAAAATGCCAGATTAGTTCTGATCTGGGTTTGCCTAATAAACTTTCTACTTGGTGTCTGGATTTATGATTACAAAAAGCAATTATGTTTTTTGATAATTTAAAATTTATTTTTTCCCAATCCTGGAAAGGAGGGTCAAGTAATGTTAAATCGAAATCACCTAGTGAATCAATAATTTCATAACAATCGTCATTATAAATATTTATATTATTCATCCTTGTAATTCCCTAATTCGCCTTTGTATATCATCAAAGGCTACAACGTACTCCTTGTCATTGATTTCGTTTTGAAACCATTGCCATTCAAGTGTTGCAATTTCGTTGTTGAGTTTTGTGATCAAATACTTTTTTCTTCGATCAAGTTCCCGATAAAAACATTTCATCTCATTATTTTCCATTTTCTTCTTAATTTTGCATTTAATTGTTTTGTTTTTTGTCTTTTAAGACTTAGATAAGTGTCATTTAGTTCATCAATCAAGTGAGTAAAATCTCCTTGAGATGACATTTCCAATGACCTTTCAAAGTTAACAATAGATGCTTTGATTAATTCCAAGTCTCTACCTGAGACATCAAGTATGTATCTCATTTAAACCTGTTTTGATAATTGTTCTTTTTGCCAATTAAATAATTCATCTATCATTCTTCGTATCGCCTCTTCAGGAACTGCTCGATCAATAACCACTCCATCTTGCAATTCTAAAAGATGAAAGTTTATACAAGCCATTTCATCTTCTGTAAAATATTTCACATTGTCAATATTTTCTGGATCATAATCTGTTCTGCCGTAATTACCAGCATCTATTTGTTTGTCTAATTCTGCTGCATCCCAATGTGTAATTAATTCTTGTAACTCTTTTATTCTTTGGCGAGCAGCTTTTTTTCTCTCGGTGACTTCCATTAAAACAACTCCTGTTCTGCTTCAAACTTTTCCCATGCTTTCTGCCATGCAGCTTCACATCTTTCTGTAGGTTGATCAATGTTCATAATACATCTACCTTCAAATGCCCAAATTGTATTACATACATCTGGTCTTAAATCGTAGTTTAGTTTTAACATTTCAACGTAGCAACCAAGTTGTTTATCTGTTGAATAAGGTTCTTTCCAGTACATATCAAGATCCTCGATATATAACAAACCATCTTTTTTTCTCTTTCGCATGAAATAATCACAGCTGCTTTTTGTCTTCAAGTCGATTAATCTTATCTGGTTAGTTTTTGTATCTCGACCTAGCAAATCAAGTTGACCTCCAACTGATTTATCAGGTATCGACATCATATGTTCAACTGCCATCGGTTCAAAATGTGTGAACAATTTATGTTGAAGTAAAGGTTCAACCCATGCACCATACTCATCAGGATCAATCTTGCCATTACCTAGCATATGTTCAGCTAGACATTCATGGCACTTTTCTCCTCTGGGCTGCCATTGTGATCTCCATTTTTCGATATTTTCTTTATCTTCTTCAGATAGTTCACTACAAACTTGAGTAGTTGAATAAGATAACCATTGTTTGGTTTCTGTATTCACATATCTGTGTGTATTCTCATCTCTTTTGATTGGAAGAGGCTTTAAAAGTTGGAAGGTTTTCATTGTTAAAAGTCGTAAGTTGGAAGGTCTTTAGGATCAGTAAGTTCTACTTTCTCCTGTTTTGGTTTGGATGTCTTTACCCTAGCAAGGTTTTGATATTCAACACCCTGATAACCTTGCGGAAATGCTTTGTTACCTTTTGTGCTGTTAATACATTCTGTCCATCCTGGAGGTGGTTTGTCTAAATCTTCTAGTTTCCACCAGCCTTTTTTGATGCCGTCTTTAAGTGTGTTGATGACAGATATATCAAATAGTTTTTCCATTATTTTTCCTCCCTTTCCTTGTCAAAGTTTTTCCATTTCTTTTTTTGTTTATTGATATCTTTGTTAACATATTTAGCTTCAAAATCATTGAATTTTGTTTTTGGATCAAAGATCATTTCTTCATATCCTTTTGTTTTGCCATAAATATAAGCATCAACACTTTGCCCATCTTTCGGTCCTCGTCTTCTAAGTTTGATAACTTTAAAGTCTTTGTATTTATTTTTATCCCAAGTCATTATTCAAACCCCCTTTCTGCTGTAAATACTCTTGATGCTGGATGATTATTTTTTGGCTCTTCTACAAACTTAGACTTCTTAATAGGAAATAAATCCTTCCAGCCACCTGTTATAGCGTTTTCAAGAGCTTGTTTTCTGTCCTGTATATGAAATGACCTTAACTTATCAAAGATGCGGTTAGCGACTCTCTCAGTACAAGATCCACCTTTTTGCTTTCTTATGGGCCACCATTCCATTAAAAGACCAGAATAATCTTTTAAATCATCAGGTATTAAATTAGCAGTAATATGGGAACTACTAAAAGGATCAACTTTAACTTCTGTAGAAGTATTAGGTTTTTTCCTGGATTTTGCTTTCATTGCCTTTCTGATTAAGATCCTGACCAAAGCAGATCTAGAAGTTTCTTCATCTCGATTCATATCTAACCATTTGATCAGATCAGAATCTAAAAACATAGTAATTTTAGTTTTTGCCATTCATTGGGATTAACTATTTCCATTATTATAGCCATACAATGTATGTGTCAAGAGGTTGTTACGGATGCTAAATAGGAAAAAATAGAAAAATTCCTTTCATTATCCTTATATGTATATATATATTTATATGTATATATATTATTATTATTATTATTATTATTCATATAATTAATAAAATATTCATTTACATATAATATATTTCTTTTTCTTTTGGTTCTTTTCTTTTTCTTTTTGTCGCCATTCATATAAGTTCCTTAACTATTACTGTGATATCATGCTAATATTAAATTAGTATTTTGCCTTTAATCATGTTACAGAGAATCAGTATTGGTGTTGAAAAAGAAAAATATGACCAATTAAAAAGCCTCTCAAAACCTGGAATGTCGATAGGATTCCTAATTAGAGAGGCAATTGACTTGTTATTAGAAAAATTAGAATCTGAAAAAAACTAATTTATAATCCATCATGCCATTTAGTTCCAAAACTACTCATCATTTCATCATCAGTAGGTTCATAATCTAAATATGGTGTTTTAGTTTCATATAAATCTTTATTATGATCCCACCAAAGATCGATAATATATTTTTGACTACCGAAAAAATAACCTCTATCTGATTCTCTACATTCTTCAATGTAAAATTCTATAAAAGGTTCATAATAATCTGGATTTAGATTATTATCTTTAGCTAGTTCTCTAGCAGCATCAGAACAATGCTCTTCAAATTTTTCATTGATATAGAGATTGTCATTCTGTTCTAAAGTTTGGTTTTCTAATGGATTGTCAATCATTTTTTAATTCCTCCAATAGTGCATCAACTTCTTCTGCACATTCTCCACACCTCCAACCTTCATATTCATCTGTATAAACTGCATATCTATTAAAACCTCTACCACTTCCAAGATGGCAAGATTTACCACAATCTACACAAATTCCAGAATCAAATAAATTTTTCATAGTTTTTTTACCTCTGTAATATCGGATTTAATTAGTTTTGTTTTTTCTGGTTTTAATTTGTCAGATACTGATAAATAAACAGCTTTTTTTTCTGATTCAGTTTCAATCAGATAAGTTTCTTCATATGTTTGAAGCACTTTAACAAGGTAAGTTTTCATAATTTTTTTTAGCTAGCTAATTTAGCCATAATGGTTTTAAATAATGTTTTTTAAATGTGATAAGCATTCACTCCTTAAAGCCATAATTACTTTCATGTCTTTTTGCTCGTCATAATGCTTTTCATAGTCTGCTTTTGCATCTTGGAATAATCGCTCTTTAAAAGCGATCTTTTCTTGTTTTCTATTTTGCAAATCCATAAAATTTGCATTCTCCCACTCTTCTATTTCATCCTCTTTTTTTACTTTTTTATACCATTTTCTAAAAGTTTGCGGATGTAC